CGCCACAGCCCTATTCAGTGTGGGGAAGGTGTTTCTTATCCTTTCCCTGAACTCTTCCCCGCCCATCTTAGCCACGATCTCGTCAACCTCTTCCTTGCTCAGTACACGGCCTTTCTTGAAGGTCTCGACATATCCCTTCAGCATGAAGTTCACAAATTCAGAAATGGACACTTTTCTTGGAAGCTCTTCCAGGTCGTTATAGACATCGCTGTCAATCGATAGGGTAATCTTCTTTCTCATTTCTTCTCCTTTGTTCTCTATTTATACGTATAGTACTTTTAGTAGTAGTGTCATCTTATAAGGATGCGCCGACGCGATATTGCTGTCAAGACGATTCTTGTAGAAAGGAAGTGGACAGAACTATAGAGAACGTTGGAACACCAGGATATCTGTGCTGCGGGTTTTGACGACCATCCGGGCAAGGCTACGTGGTAGCCGGTTTGTCAGGCGAATGAAGAATGCCGCCTGCAAGCGGGAGAAGTTTATTTCACTTGACTGCCTTTTCGTTGTATTCGCTTGAATTGAGTTTTGGTCATGGTCTCTATACACCCTTTTTTACAGACTTTTGCCGGCCATGTGACTCGGTCAAGCCTGAGAAGGGGTTCGCAATAGCAACGGCACGCATCTTCTTCACCTGCGTGATTAAAACCCGTAATTTCGGGCGGATCGGTCCACGTGATCAGTACACCATCCATAAGTCGATGCGACTCTCTTACCCTTGCATCTTTGGAGCTTCTCCATCGATACCAATCGAGGTCCAGTTCCTCAGCCTTCGCCCTGGTGAGAGCCGTTGAAGCTTTACTGACCACTGTTTGTGATATCCGCTCGATCTCCTCATTCGTCATACCCGGCAACATTTCATGAAGGTCTTTTGCGATCGCCGTCGCCCTTCTACCCTTAATCGATTCGTTATGGATGTACCTGATAACCTTCGAAGGCAAGCCACGCGTCAGCGGAGTTTGCTTACAACCTTGCAGCAGTAAAGCACTAACTCTATCACCGGTAGAACCCGACATTTCCCGCTTCAGCCCCTCGTACATTATTTTACCATGTGCCTCAGCTTGAGCCGCCTGTCGCCAGGTATGGGCGCCCTTACGTGATCGTTGTTTCCGTCCGTTAATACGAATCCCTAAAGCTTTTGCGATCATACTGAATATAAAGTTCATTCTGTTCCCTCTCCGGCCCGCAAGTAAACGAGATAACTTGATCGTTTATTATCGCCTTCTCCCCGGGGACCTCCAGCTGCATGTCCCGCAAACGTTGAAAAACATATAGAGCGCCTTAGCGACCTTATCCCAGCGCTATCAGCTGCAATGGGTCGTTATCACAGTACTTCAGTTGAAATCTCGTTTTCCTGGCCGGTTCGTACAACCAGCATCCCTGATCCTCGATCATCAGCTTTATTGACAGTGGGTCGTTTTCCGAGATTTTCAGAGCAGCACGGAAACTGCTCTCGTTCGCCCTGACCAGTTCTTCCCATTCCGTAAGGGTGGCGATTAGCTTGTCGCAATTAATGACGTCGAACAGGCATGTTCCAGATGAGACGATACCCCCGCCAATACAAGAGTAACATGTGCCATCAGACACGCTAATTGCCACGTTTCCGTGGCCCTTTCGAATGTTTTTTCTTTGAGCGGCCGTCAGGTCCTCCCCCGATATCCCGATTAGTTTGTGACCAGCTATAATTTCAGGCCAATTCTTATGCAGAATCTCGATTAGAGAGGTATTTACCCACACATCCGAATGACCGGGACCATGTGGAAGGGTTTGGATGATAAATGCCTCTGTATCTGTGAACATCACAAACAATACATCTTTTGTACCGCTGGATAAGAAATGGAGATGGTGGACCCCCCACTCGTTAAGAATTAAGTCGTTATCATTGGCATCCTTGACATTACGGCTCAAATATGGTCGTATGTCACCACCTTCAGAGATGAGGTGTTTCAGGTCGCAATACCTCTCGGAATGTTCGGGAGGTATGCAAAGCTCTTTTGATTCATGTATTGCTCTCGGCTTGTTGCTTACGATCCTTCTTCTGGCGTTGAGATATCTGATTGTATTTTCTTCCAAGCATTCCAAGCACTCATATTTGAAACCTAACGCTATCATTTCTTTCTCAAGAAATGCCTTCCAATCATCTTTAAAATCCAATGTGATCATTCTTGCTTTCTGACTCCTCGCCCTCCATACATTAACAAAAATACTCCAATATGGCCATAATTATTTCACGCCTCATGAGATCCAGGAGAGGACTCCATTATAGCAAGCTATACGCGAAAACCGAATGGACCGTTTTTATTTTCGCGCAAGAACCCTTGAGAGCGTCATCATGCGCGTTTGGCTTTCTATGTTCAGGTATACGAACGTATTCCGGCCCTGATCGGCGATACCCTTCCTGAACCTCCGCGCCCTGGAGGTGAGCTTTTTCGCTTTCCGAAGCGACCGCCGTGCGAGACGACGAAACCAGGCGTCTTCGGAATCCGTCATGCGCTCTATGATCGGCTCGGCTTGAGGAACATCGCCTATCCTTCCCCAAGCCCGGCCAGCGTCCTCAAGGTGAACGTCAGAGAGTTTTCCGGTGTACTTCGTAACATATTTAAGGGCGGAGGTAAGATTTTCTATGAGTCTGTAGCTTTTCCCGTGTAAGGCTACCTCAAGAGCTTGTCTATACGCTTCCTTGTCCACGATATGAGTACAATCAACCCACATCAAGGCAAGTTCTGCGGCGACCGTGTAAGGGTGCCCGTATTCACCTATGCCCCCGATCAGACAATGGTTATGAGGTAAGTCTTCACCGATCAGTGTCCCGCTCTTTCGTGGCTCCCATTCCTTCCTGTACATCAGCCAGAGAAGCGGATATTTCCTTTTCACCTTCTTTCTGAAGGCGTGCATCACCGCCGTGTTCAATTGCACCCTTCCTTTTTGCGTTTTTCCGATCATCGCAAGATCGCAGAAGGTGAAATCTTGCCAGAGGGTAGGGTGTTGGCCCCTCGGAATCCTGCCCACCATCTTTCGATAGTTGTTCGCTGATTTATTCGAGAACTCCTTGATCTTTCCCCTCTTGATACAAGACGATCTTCCCGGCACTATCTTCTTGTTTTGCGTTCTTATTTCTACGTATCCAGGAAAGAGATTTAGGTGACGGCCAAATATGGCACTTTTACAAGCAGTGCCATCAGGACCGCCCCGGAATCGAGGCTTTTCCGACTTCGTACCCAGGCGGGCCGGCGTCGGCGCTGGCCTTGGAGTGGCCCCGCCGTGCCGTCCGCTCCTCGGGGCAGGGTAAAAGCAGGGATTGGATTGTGATGGGTGTTTTTCGGCATCGGCCCGGCCCCCGTGCTCATCCTTCCGCGCGGGAGGCCGGAGCCTTGCCTCTTGCCCCGGCGCCGCAGGCTGGCTATTGGTTTCGCAAGTACCCCTTGATTTCCGTGGGAGATGGGTTAAGCTGTCTATAGCAGCCTCCTCCCCCATCGGGATGGAGACCGCAGCCCAGGCCACCGGTCACCCGCCAAGATGCTCCGGTGGCTTTCTTTTTCGTCGTTATCTTGTTTTTGTGCTAAGGTATTCCGTTCGATCTCGTTTCCCTCTCGTTTCCGAAACGAAAGGGAGCCTTACTGCCCCAATGATCGACGGAGTTTCGAATCCTACGCGGCCCACCAAAATAAAGGGAATCCTAAGCTCTCGATAAGAAAAACAGTTACCACGCAACTACAAAGTTACTACGCCCCCCGGCTGCCCGGCCGGGGGGCTTCTTTCCCGCCCTTAACCCCCCTGCTGCCCCCCGTTGGTTTTTCCCCTTTATTTGCTATGGCTTATTGTAATGAAGAAATCCCAGGCACAAAAAATACTTCGGGAGTTCAGGCGCTACGCGCTCCGAGAGTTCACAGAGCGCTTCGACACGGCGATGGATGATGTTCGTGGAAGACGAGGAGGCCCCGTTTATTCGCCTTGAATACGTCGGTGTCGAGGGTGACGACCTCGTGCTGAAATTCGAGACGGACAGCAGCGCCGACTATGAATACAGCATCAACCTCACGGAGGAGTAAAGTTCGTCCGGCGAACCCCGGATGACACCGAGGAGGACGAAAAGCTGACAGCCAAATTCGCCGAGGAGTACATCGTCGCCCTCGATAAGCTCGCCCAAACAATCAAGGAACGGAGCAGACAGTTGAACAGAGAAGCCTATTACAAAGGATACGAGATGTCGCCGCCTGGAATGCGCTCATAGTGCCCGGCGAACAAGGACCCGCCGTCGAGGCCCTTCTCAAAGCCTTCAAAGACGCGGAGTTTGGCGAAAGGGGCATCGACATTATTACAGAGAGAACGGATAGTATCGCCGACGAAGAGAGGCGTACCGGAGCCAGGTTCAATTGCGCCTATAACATCATGTGGGTAAGAAGGGAGATCGCCGACCGCATCGCCAGAAAGCACGGCCTTCCGCTTCCCGCACCCGCGTCCTGGATCGCCCCGACGACGAGCAGATCATCGAGAACGTATTGCAGCAAGGCCGCCGCCGCATTCTTGAGGGAGGGGCGTCCTGTCGCCCTGTCGCCGGTTCGAAGCAGGCATCGGCCCCCACTTCCGGGGGGCTTTTTTAGCCCGTAGCAGCCCGCCAGGGCCGCGTAGAGAGACTTAACCGCCCTACCCCCTATCATTCTCTGCCCGCCTTAACCGACCCTCCGACCCTCTGTCTTTTCCCAAGCCCCCTTTATTTGGCCCCTCATAGCCCGTCAGAGCCTGCGCTGAGACGCTTTCTCCTCGCCCGCCTATCCCCCCCCCACTGCCCTCCCTATCCCCCCTCCAAAAAACCTGTCAATATGCAATCTTTATCGTTTCTCTAGTCGAATCCTATACGAATCCTAGTCAAATCCTATACGAATCCTAAACGGGCCAAAAAGCCGGGTGTACGATTTCCGCATGGCAATCACATTCACCCCCGACGAGTTACGCCAACTAAACAGGATTGAACAGAAGCTCGACCGCCTGCTCCACGCCTTGAAGCTCGACGGCGTGGATGACCTGGAAACCACCAGACATGTGGCGCAGTTATTGGACATCTTTGAGGAGAAGCGCAGGAGAGCGAACAATTTGTCTAAGGAGGAGTAAATGAAGTATCAAGAGCTTTCAAAGGAGGATCGATATGACCAATGCACCAAAGGGGGAACCATGTTCGGAAGGTCGAAAACGCCGCACCGTATCCCGCCGACCGCCTTCGATGCTGAGGTGGCCGTTCTCGGCGGTGTTCTGAGTGATCCCGAAGCGCTTCACGACATTGTCGACGTGGTCGGGGTCGCTGACTTTTATAAGTCAGAGCACCGGCTCTTATTTGAGGACATCCTGGAGATGTATCACGGCTCTCAGGTTATTGATTTGCTTACAGTTTCGCAACACATCCGCGATAAGGCGATCTCCGATAAGATTGGCGGCGCCGCGTTTCTGTCCAGGCTCGTGGACGCGATGCCGTCCGCCGTCAACATCGCCGCGTATGCAAAGATCGTCCGTGAAAAGGCCATTATCCGTGCGGTGATGGCGACCTGCTCGGAGTTTCACGAAAAAGGCTATGAGCCCGCCGTCGACGTCGCCGACTATGTTGACCAGGTCCAGGCTGCGCTGTTTCTGATCGCTGAGCGAAAGCAGGCGTCCGGACTGGAACCCATCTCGAAAGACATTCTCGCGGTTGCCACTCGCATTGAAGAGGCTTGTACGGGTGCGCGTCCGTTGACAGGAGTGCCGAGCGGTTTCTTTGACCTCGACGCAAAGACCGCAGGCTTTCAGCGTGGCGATTTCGTGGTCATAGCGGGCCGGCCGAGCATGGGCAAGACGTCGCTCGGTTTGTCGATCGGTCTTAACGTCGTCGCTGACGGCGGCCAGCCGGTCGCTATGTTCAGCCTGGAGATGTCGCGGGAAGCGCTGATAAGTCGTCTGCTTTGCATGGACGCTCAGCTTGAGTTCTCGAAGGCTCGTGCCGGCAAGCTCACGGATGACGAGCAGATCCTGATTTACCAGGCGGCGGCCAGAATTAACAGCTTGCCGTTCTTCATTGACGACGCTCCGGTAATGACGGTCCTGGACGTTCGGGCGCGATGCCGCCGTCTCAAGCGTGAGCACGGTTTAGGTCTCGTCATAATCGACTATCTGACGCTCTTGCATCCTCCGGATGGCGTCGAAGGTCGAGAGCAGCAGGTCGCCGAAATATCACGCGGCCTTAAGACGCTGGCAAAGGAGCTGGATGTCCCGGTCCTGTGTATCGCTCAGTTGAACCGGAAGGTTGAAGGCCGCGAAGACAAGCGACCGTTCATGGCCGATCTCCGTGAGTCTGGCGCTATCGAGCAGGATGCGGACGTGATCGTGTTCGTGTACTTGGATGAAAAGTACAATCGAAACACGACGAAGCGCGGCGTCGCCGAGCTGCTTATCCGCAAACAGAGAAATGGCGCGACCGGCGACGTTGACCTGGCCTTCAACGGTCCAACGATGACGTTTAAAAACCTGGCTCAATCGCCGGAGAAGAGCTGATGAAGAATTTCTTCGATACGACGGCGTATCCGTTCACCGTGCTTCCCCGCGTTTTTGCCCGCCACATTCGCGCGACGCCGTTCACAAAAACCGTGTATATGGTCCTGGTCTCGCACACGGATAAGAACGGCGCGTGCTTTCCAAGTATTGATCTTATGGCCGACGAAGCGTCCATGAGCGCGCGTCAGGTGAGCCGGGCAATCAAGGACCTCAAGGACCGCCACATTCTGCGTGTGGAGCGGACCTTTTTCGACAAAAACTGGCACAACACGTACTGGCTCCTCGATCCGAGCAAGTGGAAGCTGACCGATGAGGAAAAGGCCAATTGCGAGAACGACAAAGACGCCTATCGTCCGCCTGGGAGCGAGTATAAAGAGGAGGGTATAGACTCACAGTCTACACCCGTCATGACTGACAGTCTACACGGTATAGACTCACAGTCTACACCCGTCATGACTGACAGTCTACACGGTATAGACTCACAGTCTACACCCGTCATGACTGACAGTCATCCTAAGTTGACCCATAGGAAGTTGACCCAAAGAAGTAAATCCCCCAATAGCCCCCAAGGGGGCTTTGCCTCTTTCATGCTCGCCTATCCAAAAGGAAGTCATGAACAGCAAGCGTTAGAAGAGTGGATGAAGCTTAATCCTGACGAAGTTCTTACGTCGCACATCGTCGCCTGCGTCGGGCGTGCGCAGAGTAGCGACCAGTGGAAGAAGGGCATGATTCCCTACGCGTATAAATATCTCCGTGACCAGTGCTGGAAAGACGATCAGCCTCTCCTTGTTCAGCCGGCCGGTCCGTCAAGCGAGGGTCTGTGGAACTTCGACGCGAAGAGCAAGACCTATGAGTGCTTGACTGACGGCAAGTGGACCAAGCATCCGCGATCCGATGTCCCCGATCACGTCATCCAGCAGTTTGAAGTCAACCCGGTTACGCCGTTCGCTCGGACAGCCGCAGCGCCCAAGGTGACGTCATGATTATGACCAACATACTCACATCACACGCACAAATAACAGACATGACACCTATACCCCACGCCCTGTGCCCGACGCCCGACGCAGAGCGTGACCAGCGGTTCCCCTGGGCGGAGCGAGTCGTACACGGACGCCAAGTACCCATGATCACAGGCGGTTTTCTGATAAAACTGCCTGAAAAAATGAAAAGGTGAAAAAATGGAAGAGTCATCGAGACGGGACATAGAGAAGGCGCTCGCCACAGGTAAGAACGTCCCCCTGCGCCTGTACATGGACCTTCTCAGTCGCGTCAGCGGCGGCGGCGTACTCAGTCCCTCGGAGCTGCTGACTTTTCGCCAACTCAAGAAGGAATTAGAGCAGGAACTCGAAGCGGCGACGCCCCCCTCCCTTCCGAGTCAGACTGCGGTCGTGAGCTATCTTAAGGCCCAGGGCTACCGCACGAGCAATGCCACGATTCACCGCTATTACTCGAGAGGCCTCCTGAAATCGGAGGCTGACGGCAGCTTTATCATCGCCAAGGTCGAAGCGTTCGCGCAGGAGCGCCTAAAACGCCGTGATGGATCGCAAAAGGGCGTGGTAGACGAGGCATATAAGCTCCGCATTGCCGAAGAGACCCGTAAACTCAGCGCACAAGCCGATCATTGGGAAATCCGGGCGAAGGAAGCGAAAGGAGACCTCGTATCCAGGAGCTTCGCCCATGATGAGATCGCGGCGCGCGAGATAGTCTTCAAATCCGACCTGACCAACTGGATTTATACGGGCACACCCGCTGAATGCACCCTGTTTGAGGGAAACCAGGACAAAATCCCCGACGTGATCGCCCACAAGCTCACCGCCCTGGATCGTATCCTTGGCCGGTTCGTTGGAGACCGCGAGTACACCGTAGAGCTGCCCCCTCCGAAGCCCGAGCCCGCCCACGCTACTGACCTCGAAGCAGAATTTGAGGAGGAGGCATGAGCGCAGCCCTGGCGCTGGCCGACCTTGGCGCTGAGAGTCGCCCCTCCGTACGCGGCCCGATCACAAGGGCGCCCGGCAGCCGTGTTTATACCTTTCGGTTCACCGCGGGAGACGCCCGCGTCTTTCGCCCCCGAAATGGATCCCCGTACCGGCCAGCCTCTCACCGCCTGGGCGTGGGCGGATCGCTACCGCACCGTGAACGAAGGCCAATATCGAGGCCCTTGGTCGACTGACCTCGTCGCCTATGGAAGCGTTCAGCCCCTGGCCGTTCGTAGGCCGGGTAATCTTGTGTTGGCCCGCTCAGTCCTCGAAGACTCAGGTTGCGCTTAACTGCCTGGCTTACGCGGTTGACCAGGACCCGGGACCTGCCCTCTGTGTTCTCCCGAACGAGAACAAGGCCAAGGACTACCTGAATCACAAGCTCAAGCCGATGTTCCGCACGTCGCCCCGCCTCTTCGAGCTGCTGTCCGACGCGGAGCGCGACATCAATACCCGGTCGATCCGGCTGAATAACGGCGCCAACATCCGCGTCGCCTGGGCGACCTCCGCCGCCGAGCTGGCCCAGGACTCTTACCGCTACACGATCCGCGACGAGACCGACAGTACCCGGAATACACCGGCCAGGAAGCCGACCCGATGGGCCTTATCAATGAGCGCTCGAACGCCTTTCCTCACACGGCCAAGGACATCACGCTCTCGACGCCCTCCCTGGGATACCGGCATCATTTGGGTGGCACTCACGAAAGAGGCTGACGAGATCCGCGAATACCTGGCCGTCTGCCCGATCTGCGGTCCTGTTTCTGCGCGGGGAATACGAGGACTTCGCCGCGCTCCTCCGCGAGATCGAGGACAACCTCAAGAACGCGACGACCATCGGCCTTTGCGACTTCGAGCAGTTCGGGAAGTACCGCCACATGATCCGCGCCGCCTCCGCTACGACGTGCGCAACATCGCCGCCGTCATGGCCCGTATCACGCAGATCGTCCGGGCCGCCCTAAAGGCAAAGGACAAACCCCCGGCCGAGGAGCCGCCGAAAACCATCCTATAATTCGGCGTCTCCCGGCGTGTAATCTTTCATAGTCCTTACTTGCTCGGAATGGCTGGCCTTCTTCCTGAAGTCGATAACCCGGACACGACTCAAGGGCAGATGGATTTCAAGTGGTATTTCTTGCAGGCCAGCATGAGAACGCGGTATGATGTCTCAGAGAAGGAGCAGAGGGGAGAACTTATTTACTTTAAGAACCCCTTCTCGGCCTACATCATGAGGAGGGCACGTGACTGTAGATCTTGGGACGGAGGAACGGCGAGTTGCCATTGAAGCTATATCCACGCTGATCCATATAAAGCGTACCCTAATCGACCTCATCCTGAAACCGGCTGGAGTCCCTTCAACGCTGGTAGAGCGGCTTTTTTCTCGACAGGATCCCACGACAGGTAAGCTGCTAACGAAACGCCAAGTTGCTCCGCTGCTTCTTGATGAATTGGACAACTGCCCTGATCAGCGAAGTTCTATCCGGGCTA